ATGAAGTCTGTGTATGGTCACAACACTGGCACTACTACAGAAGATGTGTACTTGTGCCCACCTAACTGTACTGCAGAGGTAACCTTTATCCATGTAGTTAACGGCGGTAGTGGTAATACTGATGTTGAGGTTGCTTGGTATGTAGCTGCTGACACGTACTCTTCACACTTCCTCAAGGGTAAGAACATTGCATCGGGTGACTACCTAAGTTTCCGTGACATAGATCTTATCCTACAACCTGGTGACAAGATTACAGTGACTCCAGCTAGTTCAGGCCACTTAGATACTATCATCACGGTAACAGAGCTATTTAGTCCTGTAGGTTAAACATAGCGGGTATTCCTAACCAGCAGTTCTAGTCTGGTGATACTTGCATATAACTATGTATGTTGAGGTGACATTTCGTTACTTCGTATATACATAGGAATATAACATGCTAGAGAAACTAAAAGCTTGGATCGCCAACATTGTCTTGGCTATAGGCCACTACCAACAACGCCGTGCAGACTACTTCATTCTAACACACATGACAGACAAGCAGTTGAGAGACGTAGGTATTACTCGTGGTGAAATCAAGACTAGGTTTTTCCAGACCTAAGTTAACAGTTGCTTTATTGGTTTGTTTGAGTATAACTACTTCGTGTAGTACTTCATCTGTAGTCTTACCATCTTCCTGCGCTGTTAATAATAAAAAATGTCAACGGAATTTAGATGCTCAAACTTTACAATACCTTGGGGAGACAGAGGCCGCACTACAGCTTATGTGTATGGACAGCGATTTGCTCATTGTTCTTGGCGACAAATGCATTAGCAGGTAATGTTGAAGGTGACTTTTCTAACGGCTATGACAACTCTACAGTTGATAGCAATAACTCAGAAGAGGCAGTGACCAACAACTACAATGCTACTGGCGCTGGCTCTGCTGCCCCTGTTATGAGTGCAATAGCACCTACTATGATGGGTGGTGGCGGTAATGATAGTTGCTTAATACCTAGATCTACAGGCGTACAAATAAGTATTATTGGTATTTCTCGTGGTTCAATGGCACAGGACAAGTCATGCAACCGTAGAAAGAATGCTAGGTTACTAGGTGCACCTCAGCAAGTAGGTGGCTTAGGCTTACAAGTATCTGCTATATCTATACTATGCCAAGACCTTACAGTCTTCCGTAGTATGATGTTAGCAAACACCCCCTGCCCTATCAATGATAGCCGCACGGGTAAGCTGCTTATGGGGAAGGCAGCTATTAATAAGTACAAAGAGAGTCCTGCACTTTATATTGTGGGTTATGAGACAGACCAGACATTCTGGGACACCCTGTTAAGGGTAGGAGAGGAATACACAGATGAAGAGATTATTGAAGACACTACTCCTAAGCTCAGCCTTAGTGACCGTTTCAGGAGTAGCAAAAGCAAATGATTATGAGCTAACAGGTCAAGAGAAGATTGATGCGCTGATTACATCCATCGGTGACATTCAAGCTCGTATTCAAGACAGTGGTGTACGTACAGTAGGTGCTGTAGGTTATGCAGCTATCGGTGGTGTTATTAATGACGGCGCTATGGATGATGGCCTTATTACTGCAGAGGAACTGGGTGCATATCTAGCAGCTAAAGATCTTGTACTTAACCACGACTACGCTATTGCTTCTACGGCTGAACAGCTGTTTATGCAGGAACATGCAGCGTCTATGAATAGCTTAACTATAGCTGTGGACAATCTAACTGCTGCTACTGCTATAATTATGACTGCAGTAGAAGTTGCATCTATTGCAGCTGAGGCAGATACTAAACCTGAGCAAGTAGAGCTACAGGGTATGTTGGCTACGGATGCGTATAGCATTGACACAGTAGAAGTTAACGAGTACAATGAAGCGGTAGCTGCTGTTGAGAACTTTGCTCAGCAGGCAGGTGCTTACATGGCAGCGGCTAATAATGATGACCTTACTGCTACTGTAGACAACTACGCTGCACAGGGTAACTACATGGTAGGTAGCTACACAGCTGTTACATATACTCAATCAATAGATGAGTTTGTTATTACTTGGGGTGACTCAGGCTTTGGTACTGGCTTTCAGGGTTACTTAACTCCTGAGATGAAGAATGCTTCAGAGATCTACGCAGCAGGTGAATACATTAATGAATACGGAGCTATGCCTACGCAATGATGGACTTTGACTTCACTATCGGTGGATACAATATTAAGGGCTGGATGGTTGCTGTAGCACTTCCTGTCCTTTCTACCGTTGCTGGTGGGGTGTACTGGTCCTATGATACGCTACAGCGATTCTATGGTGTAGAGGCTGGTATTGCTGAGGTAGTAGAGAAGTCTGCTTCCTTTGATGCTAAGGCTGGGGCTTTAACTACACGTATCACATCTGTAGAGACTATCGCCCAGAGCAACCTTAAAGAGGTAGACTCCTCTATCAAGGCAAGCATATCTAATGTAGATGCTAACCTAGGTTCTTCTATTGCTAATGTTAATAGCACAGTGAGTGCTGATATAGCAGAACTTAATACTAATCTTAGCGGTGATATAGCAGGACTTAATACTACTCTTAGTGGTGAGATGGCGCGGCTAGAAGCTATGCTTATATCTCGTATCCAAACGCTAGAGCAAGCTATTACAGATAATGATGTACGTGGTTTGAATCAGAAGTTGGCACAGCTATCTACAAACATGACACAAATTCTAGAACAGCAAAAGGTGTTGCTAGATTTACGTAGCCAAGTGGATAAAGCTACAACTATAACAGACGGACTAGGTGACACGCTAGATACTCTACAAACAGAAGTAGATGATATTTGGAAAGCGTATGATGCCTTAGTCGATAATCCACTATAAGGAAGTAACATGGCTAGAGCGCTAACAGATAAGCAGAAGATATTCCTAGAGGTACTCTTTGATGAGGCTCAGGGTGACGCTGTTGCAGCTAAGAAACTTGCAGGTTATGATCCTGCATCAAGCACTTCCGCTATTGTAGAAGCCTTGAAGGATGAGATTGGCGAGAAGACACGTACTTACTTCGCTCGTACTGCACCTAAGGCTGCTATGGCTATGGTAGGTGCCTTGTATGATCCTACTGAGCTAGGCATTAAAGAGAAGATGGTAGCAGCAAAAGACTTGCTTGACCGTGCAGGACTTGGTAAAGTAGACAAAGTAGACGTGACCTCAGGTGGCGGCATCTTCTATCTACCTAACAAAGAAGGTAAGAACGAATAATACCCGAAAGAGACTTAGGGTTCTGGCAGCTACCTTTACCTCCCAAGAACCACAGCAAGGAATGGCACACTATAGTTAGGATCACAAAGAAGATACCCTTTGGTTATAGTCTTGATCCTGATAACGATAGATTGCTTATACCTGTTGAAGAAGAATTAGAAGCTTTAGAACTTGCAAAGCGTCACCTTAAACAGTATAGTTACAGAGCAGTAGCACACTGGCTAAGTAAAGAAACGGGTCGCAGCATAACGCATATGGGCCTAAAGAAAAGAGTTGAAGTTGAGCAGAGACGTAGAAAAGCAGCTACGATTAAACGCAAGTTTGCCAAGTGGCTCGAAAAAACCCTTGAAGAGATCGAAAAGCTCGAAACCAAAGGGGTCGGAGCCTACTCAGAAATTGGTAAAGACAGTTGAGCCTGTAGCTGTAGATAAAGTAGCTACGGTTCCTGCACAAGTTAAGGCACCTACGTATGACGTAGAAGAGGCAATGAGCATAGTGTTCAAGCCAAACCCTGGACCACAGACAAACTTTCTTAGTGCGTCAGAGCGTGAGGTTTTATATGGCGGTGCAGCAGGTGGAGGTAAGAGCTACGCCATGCTTGCTGACCCGCTACATGGTTTGAATGATCCTAACTTCTCAGGGTTACTTGTACGACACACTACAGAAGAACTAAGAGAACTAATTCAAAAGAGTCAGGAGTTATATCCTCGTGCTATCCCCGGTATCAAGTGGTCTGAACGAAAGTCTCAGTGGACTTCTCCACAAGGCGGACGACTGTGGATGTCTTATCTTGACAAAGATACTGATGTTACCCGTTACCAAGGCCAAGCGTTTAACTGGATTGGCTTCGATGAACTTACTCAATGGACTAGCCCTTACGCTTGGGATTATATGAGGTCTCGCTTGAGATCTGCACATTCCACAGAACTCGGCTTGTACATGAGAGCAACAACCAACCCAGGAGGAAGCGGACATGCGTGGGTTAAAAAGATGTATATTGACCCTGCAACAGCTAACGAGCCGTTCTGGGCAACTAACATTGAAACTGGTGAAACGATTACGTACCCCCAAGGGCACAGCAAACAAGGTCAGCCGCTATTTAAACGCCGCTTTATTCCAGCCTCTCTATTTGATAATCCGTACCTATCTGACTCTGGAGACTATGAAGCGATGCTTCTCTCTCTTCCAGAGCATCAGCGTAAGCAGCTACTCGAAGGTAACTGGGACATTAATGAAGGTGCCGCTTTTCCAGAGTTTGACCGTAAAGTACATGTTGTGGACCACTTCGAGATACCTGACTCTTGGGCAAGGTTTAGGGCTTGCGATTACGGGTATGGCAGTTACACTGGTGTTCTGTGGTTTGCTGTAGCACCTGATGAACAACTAATTGTGTACCGTGAGATGTATGTTTCTAAAGTCACTGCTTCTGATTTAGCAGGGATGATCTTGGAAGCAGAGGCAAAAGACGGTACAATACGATACGGGGTGCTCGACAGTTCTTTATGGCACAACCGTGGCGACACTGGACCTAGCTTGGCAGAGCAGATGAATCAAAAAGGGTGCCGCTGGCGTCCCTCTGACAGATCAAGGGGTTCACGTGTCGCAGGTAAAAACGAAATACACAGACGCTTAAAGGTGGATGAGTTCACTGAGAAGCCTCAATTAGTGTTTATGAATAACTGTACTAACACTATTGCACAGATTCCTAGTATTCCTCTGGATAAAAGAAACCCAGAAGATGTTGATACTCACGCAGAGGATCACCTGTATGACGCTTTGAGATACGGTATTATGACACGTCCACGTAGTAGCATATGGGATTACAACCCAGCAAAACAACGCACTGGTTTTCAAGCTAGTGATCCATCATTCGGGTATTGATAATGGCAGAACAAGAAGAAATGTTTGAAACAGATGAAGTCATTGCTGCTAAAGACAGTACTGATAGTATCTTTGAAACTAAATCTAGTGTAGTAGCATTTGTTACTGATCGCTACAAACGTGCAGAGGACTCCCGCTATGCAGACGAAGAGCGATGGCTAAAAGCATATCGTAACTATCGTGGCTTGTATGGCAAGGACGTACAGTTCACTGACACTGAGAAGTCTCGTGTCTTTGTTAAGGTTACTAAGACTAAGACGCTAGCAGCTTATGGCCAGATCGTTGATGTACTATTTGGTAATAACAAGTTTCCTCTATCAGTTAACCCTTCTGTACTACCAGACGGTGTGGCTGAGTCTCTGCACATAAACATTGATCCTAATGCTGCCTCTGCAGGTGGTGCTCTAAAAGGTGCTACAGAGCAGAAGGCATCACAGCCTTACTTGATTACTGGTGATACTAAGTTAAAACCTGGTGAGACTCTTTCTGACTTATCTAACCGTCTTGGTCCTTTACAGACTAAGCTTGAGTCAGTGTCAGATAAGATTGTTGAAGGTGACGGTACTACACCTACTAGTGTAACATTCCATCCTGCTATGGTTGCAGCTAAGAAGATGGAAAAGAAGATCCACGACCAGCTACAAGAGTCAGGCGCTTCTACGCACCTACGCTCTATGGCATTTGAGATGGCTCTACTTGGCACAGGTGTCATGAAGGGTCCGTTTGCTGTAGATAAAGAGTATCCTAACTGGAATGAAACGGGTGAGTATGAACCTCTCGTAAAGACTGTACCTGAGTGTAGCCATGTTTCTGTATGGGATTTCTACCCTGACCCAGAAGCTAAGTCTATGAATGATGCAGAGTATACTATTGAGCGTCACAAGATGTCACGCACACAGCTACGCTCTCTAAAGAACCGCCCATACTTTATGGCTGACTCTATTGGCATGGCTGTTGATAAAGGCCCAGACTACGTACAGAAGTACTGGGAGATGACTATGGAGGATGACGACACACAACCATCCTCTGAGCGTTGGGAAGTTCTGGAGTTCTGGGGTTTTGTTGACGTAGATATTCTTGAAGAGCACGGCGTTAAGATACCTAAAGAGTTGAAAAAACTAGATGAGGTTAACTGTAACGTTTGGGTATGTAACGGAGAAGTACTACGCTTTGTACTTAACCCATTCAAGCCTACACGTATTCCTTACTATGCTGTACCTTATGAGCATAACCCTTACAGCTTCTTTGGCGTAGGTATTGCTGAGAACATGGATGACACGCAGACGCTGATGAACGGCTTTATGCGTATGGCTATTGACAACGCTGCCCTATCTGGTAACCTTATCATTGAAGTAGATGAAACTAATATGGTTCCTGGTCAGGACTTATCTGTGTATCCAGGTAAGGTATTCCGTCGTCAAGGTGGTGCACCTGGCCAAGGTATCTTCGGCACTAAGTTCCCGAATGTAGCACAAGAAAACATGCAACTCTTTGATAAGGCACGAGTATTAGCAGATGAGTCTACTGGATTCCCTTCTTTCGCTCACGGTCAAACTGGCGTATCTGGCGTGGGCCGCACAGCTTCTGGCATTAGTATGCTTATGTCTGCTGCTAACGGTTCTATTCGTACTGTGGTTAAGAACGTAGACGACTACCTTCTACGACCACTAGGTAAAGCTTTCTTCTCATTCAACATGCAGTTTGACTTTGATGAGCAGATTCGTGGTGACCTAGAAGTAAATGCTTCTGGTACAGAGAGCCTTATGGCTAACGAAGTACGTTCACAGCGTTTGATGCAGTTCTTACAGGTTGCACAGAATCCTATCTTGGCTCCCTTTGCTAAGATGGACTATGTTATTCGTGAGATTGCCAAGTCTATGGATCTTGACCCAGACAAGGTTACTAACTCTATGAGTGATGCTGCTATCCAAGCTGAGATCTTAAAAGGCTTTCAGCAGCCAGCACAGCCCCCTGCAGCGCCTGAAGGAGTTAATATGCCCCAAGGTAGCCCAGCACCCGAAGGACAAGGCCCACAGGGCGTACAGGACACCTCAGGTGGTGGTGGCTCTCAGATAGGTGTAGG